TACTTTTGTAATTGAGTACGTACAAGTAGCATAATAAGATCGTCTGGTACTAACGTTAAAGTACTACGCCACAGGGTCTCATGACCCTATCTCGTTACGTTGTTTATGCAGATGGGATTTCGCTACCATAGCTGTTAACACCGGGCAGGCGTCAGAGCCGGGGGAGGCCGTAAAAACCCTCCTCCGAGTTCTACTCTTTAACAAACAAGGATATATAAGATGAAAATGGTAATGAAGAACGGTAAGAAAGTCCCTTTCTATGCAGCTGATGGTATTGGCAAAATGAACATGGGCGGAATGATGAAGAAGAAGTCAGGTATGCATAAGATGCCTGATGGGACAATGATGAAAGACGAAGAGATGGGCATGAACTACGGAGGTATGGTTAAGAAGAAAAAACCTGCAGCTAAGATGATGTCTGGCGGTATGGCTAAGAAGAAGATGGCTTACGGTGGTATGTCCGGATACAAAGCAGGCGGCTCTACTACAGCAGGCAAGCTTGGTGCTTCTAATCCTCCGACTCAGAGAAAAAAGTAATGGTAGCTAAGAAATCAACAGTTAATGCTGCTGGTAACTATACCAAGCCCGGAATGCGTAAGACATTAGTAGCTAGTGTTATGGCTGGTAATAAAGGTGGATCTTCAGGTAAGTGGTCTGCAAGAAAAGCGCAGATGGTAGCTAAGCAGTATAAAGCTAAAGGTGGGGGCTACAAGTAATGAAGGGTGTAAAGCACTATAAGAAAGACGGTATTGAACACAAGGGCGCTACTCACAAGATGTCTGATGGTTCTTTACACACTGGTAAAACGCATAGTAAAACTAGTGTAAAGTTATTTCATTATAAAGATTTAAGCAAGTCAGCAAAGGCTAAGGTAGATGGCAAAAGCAAAAAGTCAAAAAAGTCTTAGTCAGTGGGCTAAACAAGACTGGGGTACTAAGAGTGGAAAGAACTCTACTCAAGGTAAAAAAGCTACGGGAGAACGTTATCTTCCTAAGAAAGCTCGTGCAGCTTTAACACCAGCAGAGTATGCATCAACATCTGCAGCTAAGCGTAAAGGCACAGCAGCAGGTAAACAATTTGTAAAACAACCCAAACGAATAGCAAAGAAAACTGCTGTAGTTAGAAAGAGGATTAAATAAAATGGTATTATTTGTACCCGTATTGTATGCTATAGGAGGTCAACTCGTAAGAATTGCATCTCAGGCTTTACTAAAACAAGCAATTAAAGCAGGTGCCAAAAGAGCTACTGCCAATATGATAAAGAAAGCTGGTACAAAAGGTATTGTTAATGCTACGGCTAAAAACATAGCTCAGTTTGGAAGGTCTGGAGGGCCTAAAGTTAGAAACCCTAGAGGTATAGGTACGGCTAAACCTATTGCTGCACCTGCAGGTACAAGGACTGTTAAGAAGGGTGATAACGTTGCTGCAAGCCCTAGAGTTAAAGCTAAACCTAAAAAGGGTGATAACGTTGCTGCAAGCCCTAGAGTTAAAGCTAAACCTAAAAAGGGTGATAACGTTGCTGCAAGCCCTAGAGTTAAAGCTAAACCTAAAAAGGGTGATAACGTTGCTGCAAGCCCTAGAGTTAAAGCTAAACCTAAAAAGGGTGATAACGTTGCTGCAAGCCCTAGAGTTAAAGCTAAACCTAAAAAGGGTGATAACGTTGCTGCAAGCCCTAGAGTTAAAGCTAAACCTAAAAAGGGTGATAACGTTAGTTTAAGTCCAAAACAAAAAGCTGAAAATGCGAAATTTATAGCTCGTATAGCTAAGGGTGATAATATTAATTTAAGTCCTAGAATGTACAAACAACTAAACCGCCAGCAGCTGTTACCCTACGCAACACCTAGAACTAAAGTTGCACCTAAGCCTGTGGGTAAAGATCCTCTTATTGTCGGATCAGGACTAGGTTTACTGGGTGTAGGACTAGCTTTAAATGATAAGGATAAAAAACCTGATTCTACTACAGGTTCAAGAACTGTTAAAACAAGAGAAGGCAAAGATTCTGTACCTAAGCCTACTAAAGCTAAGAAGGGTGATAACGTTGGAGCAATCCCAGCAACAGGCCCATCTAAAGATGAAGCTTTTGGTAAAGCATTTAAACGAAATCGAAGTAATAGACAGGCTACGTTTACATACAAAGATAAGCTATATACAACTCGTATAAAAGAAGAGACAATAGCAGATCACAAGAAGAAGTTTAAAGTAAAAGGCGATTACAAATAAATAAACTTGCAACCCTGTTGTGTTGATCATATCGGGGTTGCAATATTAACATTAGTGTGTTATAACTATATAAGTAAAACTATACTCCAGTAGGTTAAATCATTAGCCACATTACCGGAGATATAATATGTTTAAGAAACTAATAAAGTATATAGTGTCAAGTCGTCAACGTACTGCCGATGAATGGATTTTACGTAATATGACTGATTATGAATTAAGAGATATCGGTATTAATCGTTCCGATATTAACAGGAGACTTAATGGCTAAGCAGCTAACAGAAAACCAACAGAAGTTTATAGATGCACTCTTTGACGAGGCTGCTGGTGATGTCGTTATGGCTAAGCGTATTGCTGGCTATAGCGATGGTACTCCTACACGTTCCATAACAGAATCTTTAAAGGATGAAATATTTGAAGCAACTAAAAGTTATATGGCAAGGCTCGGCCCCAAAGCGGCTATCGCTTATGGCTCTGCTTTGGATGATCCTACCCAGCTAGGAGTTAAAGAACGTATGCTTGCTGCAGGTCAGGTACTTGACCGATCAGGCTTAGTCAAAACTGAAAAGGTTGCTGTTACAGCCAGTGGAGGATTATTCATCTTACCACCAAAGGATGCTTCACAGGACGATGAAACGCAAGACTAACTTTCAGAAAACAGAATTGGGCTATTGGATGCTACCAAAGCCCTCTCACATAAAGAGGTGGGAACGTGTACCTAGACTGTCTAAGCGTACCGTACCTTTTGGATATGAGATAGACTCAGAAGATGATTCTTGGTTAAAACCTATTCCTAAAGAACTAGAGCTTTTAGAGCTTGCTAAGAAGCATCTAAAACAATATAGTTACAGAGAAGTGTCTGCTTGGTTAACTACTCAGTCTGGCAGAAGAATAACTCATGATGGATTAAAGAAACGTATAGATGTCGAACGAAAACGTAAAAAACTTGCTACAATTAAACGCAAGCTTGCCATCTGGCTCCAAGAAACGATTGACCAGTACGAAAGCCTCGAAAAAGAAAGGCTTGGATACTACACCTACGAAGAAGACTAAAAAGAAAAAGCCCAAGAACACTGTACCTGCACAAGTAAGCCCAGCGCCTTTTGATGTAGAGTTTGCTCAAGATGTAGTATTTAAAGCTAATCCCGGACCGCAAACTAATTACCTATCAGCTAATGAACGTGAAGTACTATATGGGGGCGCAGCCGGAGGAGGAAAATCATATGCCACACTTGCAGACCCTCTTCGAGATTTAGGCCATAAAGAATTTAGTGGATTACTTGTACGGCACACAACAGAAGAATTACGTGAGCTTATCCAAAAGAGCCAAGACTTATATCCTAAAGCTATTCCGGGCATTAAGTGGTCAGAGAGAAAACAACAGTGGGTTACACCTCAAGGTGGTAGGCTCTGGATGTCTTACTTGGATAAAGAGACAGACGTTATGCGCTACCAAGGACAGGCGTTTAACTATGTAGCATTTGATGAGCTTACTCAATGGCGAACTCCCTTTGCGTGGAATTACATGCGTAGTCGCTTAAGATCTTCAGCTAAAGACTTAGGCTTGTACATGAGAGCAACGACAAATCCGGGTGGTCCCGGTCACTCATGGGTTAAGAAGATGTTTATTGATCCATCCAGTCCTAATAAGTCCTTCTGGGCTACAGATATAGAAACAGGTAATAGATTAGAATACCCTAAAGGACACAGCAGAGAAGGTGAAGCTTTATTTAAACGTAAGTTTATACCTGCTAGTTTGTTTGATAACCCTTACTTAGCGGATAGTGGAGACTACGAGGCAATGCTTCTATCTCTACCTGAAG